TCAGGATTACGATTTTCTTCATCAATCCTCGTCATCGTCCTCGTAGGGATTACCCGATATTTTCTCGATGGGCTTGACTGGCAGAATCCAGTCAGGATAAGACTCACGATCTAAGAGAAGCCAGAAAGCCATATCAGTAGAGAAGCCAGCTTTGCGCAGACTGGTGTAATAAACGTGCAAAGCAATGCAATATTGGTCTAGAGCTGAGTAAGCATCTAGGTCAATGACCTTCTTGGTTCTTGCCATAAGATAAGTGTTACTTACCTAACATCTCGATTATGGTATCGACACGCACTTCAAGGCGATTGACCTGATCCTTAATGCTAGAGCCGCCGTTAGGCTTTAGCTCTGTCAGGTAATGCTTAATCATGAACTGGGTATATGAAGCAACACCACCAAGCACAGTGACAACACCCACAGCCCAAGCAGCATAATCCACAGCTGTCATTTTTTAGGAGTGGCGTATCCAAAGACACCTGCGACAAGTGAGCCAAGGATTGCACGATAGTCCAGAGCAAAGTTTGAGGTTGTACCCCATACTGCTAGGAACGCTCCTATTGACATTACGTAAGGGTTCTTCATGTTCATGCTGTGCCGCCTATCATGGGTACATTAAAGAACGAGCCATCTGCATCGCCCTTCTTGGTAAAGCTAATATGGCAATGATGATTGTGCTTATTAATCCCAGAGTAAGGACGCCAAGCCCAAGCGTTCTTAGACGATGCGATTCTTCCATCGAAGATAATATAAGAGATTCTCTTATCGCTACGTTTTGCACAGAGTCGTAGTTGATCCGCAAGGTCAGGCATGAGGTCTGGCTTTGCTTTGCCAGATAAATCCCTGTCAATATCAATGGCTCGCACGATACCTTGTTCATCAGGATTGTGGTCAGAAGGACGTGCTTGATGACGAGTGTCGCCAATCCAGCCGTCTGAGGTGCGATCTCTATCTGGGTAACTATCATCGACCTGAAGCCTTAGTTGCTGTCCAGCTTTACAGAGTATGGGCTTCATTAGAACATTCCCATCGTTTCTGTGAGTTGAGAATTAATTCATCATGACCGCATTGCCACATTGGAGCAATGAAAGCATCGTCAATAGGATCATAGGTATATCCAATACCTGCAAAGTTATATCGAATTGTGCCGTTATATGAAGTCTTAACCCAAGTGCCGCCTAAGTTATTAACCCAAGCCTCGCCTTCATCTGGAAGATTGTTATCTCCGACAGTAACGCGAATAACTTTATTAGTGTCATCTAATTCTGCCCAATGACTCATACAAGATACCTCACAATAACAATTCCTGAGCCGCCAGAACCACCGTTGTAAGATTGAGAACCACCACCGCCACCGCCACCAAGGTTGGCTGTGCCGTTTGTTCCTACTGCTGAGTTCTGGCTACCTGCGCCACCTCCACCTGAGCCACCTGTGCCGCCTGTGCCGCCTGAATAAATACCACCACCGCCACCACCTGCATAGGTAACTGAAGAACCTGAATAAGAATTAGCTGTACCAGTTCCACCTGCACCACCATTTGTTGTAGTGCCTGTGCCACCTGCTGAAGTAGCACCACCGCCACCGCCACCACCATAGTTAGGTGATTGAGTAGAGCCGCCACCATTTGTTCCTTGTGCTGGAGAAGTGCTTGGTGTATTACCTGTACCGCCTGTACCGCCGTAATTAGATCCACCACCAGAACCACCGTTACCGCCGTCGTTTCCTTTAGCGGCTGAACCTGCTCCGAATCCACCACCTGCGGAACTTAAAGAATAAAAAGTTGAAGCAACACCAGAAGAATCTGGCGCACCGCCACTACCAATAACAGCAGAATAAGTTGTTGCTGTAAATGATTGACCAGTTGCAGTTCTAAAACCACCAGCACCACCGCCACCGCGACCGCTTAAAGCTGCGCCACCGCCACCGCCACCTACAATAAGAAGATCACAGGTAAGTGATTGAGAAGGAATGAAATCCCCGTTTGATGTAAATGTGTGAATCCAATAAGCACCAACTTGAGTAATTGTGCCGCCTGATGCTTTAGGGGTTGGCACACCGCCTATTAACATTCCTGCTGTAATTGCGCCAATCATTATGCGACTGCACCTGCAACGTACCAAGTATCTGTTGCAGTTTTAATGCAAACTGCTGTTTTGTATTGTGCCAAGGTAGGAGAAGCTGCTACTGCGCCAGCTGATAGGACCGTAGTAGTGCCTGAGGTAACTGCTGAGATTGTTACTGCTCCTGCGCCCTTGTTAAGAATTGTGATTGCTGTGCCTACTGGGAACGCTACTGAAGCGTTGGTAGGAATCTTGAAGGCAATTGCTGTTGCCTTGTTCATAGGCACTAGGACTTGGTACTGATCCGCTAAAACTGCTGTGTAGTCCGCCGTTGCGTCACTATTGACGGTAAAGGTCACTAGACCATTCACGGTAGCGGCAGTAAGAATATCGCCTGTTGCTGATGGTAGTCCTGATGCCATTATATCTCCTAGTAACCCAATGTAGATGTGCCGATTATACCGTAATACGAGCTTCCAACGATGAAGCCATCGGCTATTGGCTCAAGCGTTGTAATATTGACGGTCATCTTGTTTGGCGTGATTGACCAATTAACGCCTTGGAACTGTAGGTTCTTCACAATAGTTGAGCCGTCTGGCTGAATATTGGTAATAAGAAGATTGCTAAAGTAATCAAGTCCAAGCATCGTGTCAGTTGGAACGGCTGGGTCTAAGAGATCAACGGTCATCTCGTCAATGCGGATAGTTGTCTCTTGACGGGTAGCAATGTATTCCTTGGCAATCTCAGAAACAATGGTATCTGTCTCAGCTACAAGATCGGTCTGGGTAACTGAGTGAGGGAAATATTTATCAATCGATGCCTGGTTAATCGCTGTAATGGTTGAACCGCCAACTCGAGCAAGGTTGGCTTGGTTAATAATGAGTTTGTCATCGAAGCTATACTTGAGGTTTTTGTAGGGAATTCCACCAGATTGGTTAAAGGCTGTGGAAGCTGTAGCCAATGAAGCCATGACTTGACTACGATCCTTGAATACTGCTGTGCCAGAGCCGTCCATATAGAAAGCGCCAGTTTCAGAGAACTCTGCGTTCTTAATGGCTGCAAGGCTTGTACGGTTAGTTGCTGGGTCTGCGATACAAGTATTAGCGCCTGTAGCAACTGTACGCATCGATGAAGGGAATGAAACTTGGTTGAGAAGTTTGCCTATGCGAGTGCCGGTGGTCTGTCCTGCGCCTGAGTCGGTGACTGTGTTGATATTAGCCATATTGAATAGGCGAAAAGCATCTTGGCAGACAATATCGACATAACCAGTATCTTGATTGACTGGATAGGTATAGCGGTACTCGATGGCATAACCAGAAAAAAGATATTTTTGAGTTGTTGCTGTTGTTGCTGATACACGCAGTTTGCGAAGCGGTACAAGTTTGCCGTAATAAGGGCTGGATACGTTCTGTGGGTTGAAGTAGCTGAGAGGGTCTAGGACTCGGACTGTGCATTGTCCTGCCTCATACTGGTCGCGCTGGATATTGCGCCCACGGGTAATGCTAATTTCATAGACGTTAGGAGTTAGATCGACTGTAGGTTCAGGTGAGGTAGAGTCGCCTAGAGTATTAGTTCCCAGAATTCCATATTTAGGGTCGCCAATGACGAAACCGTTATAACCGAAAGTAGCGCCGTTGGTAAAGTCAAAAGAAACGGCTACCTGCGCTGGGAGTGCCATTAGCCGAACATACCTGCGATTCTACCGATTTGGCTTGGTGATCCTGAAAGGCTTGAGAGCTGTGTGCCAGCCATTACCTTGTCAATCAGTTCTTGCTCACGAATGACGTTGCCTTGAACCGTCACATTAATAATTGGCGCTTGCATTGCTGCTGCTACTACTGGGCTAAAGCCACCTGATGCACCTGCTCCTTGTGAGACTAGCTGAGAGAAAGATCCAGATGCAGCCATCTCTGAAGGCGTAGGCATCGCTGCGGCTGAGGCTGTAGTGCTTGGCACATTAGGTGCAATAGTGCCCGTT